GGCAATATGAACAAAGAAGTAGCCGAATTTGTAGCGCACTTGTTGCATAGCAGCACGGTGACGCATTTCATGCACTGGTCAAGCACCAGCTTTGCAAAACATAAGGCGTTAGGGAAATATTATGCAAAAATTATTGAACTGGTTGACCGATTTGCTGAAGCGTATATGGGCAAATATGATCAGCTTAAAAAGTTTCCTGATGAGTTTCATACAGAAAAAGACCCTGTAAAATATTTGGAAAACATGAAAGAATTTGTGGAAGAATCCCGCAAGGAACTGCCACAAGACACAGAATTGCAAAATTTGGTGGATGAAATCGCCGACTTGATCAATTCAACTTTGTTTAAACTGCGTTACCTTGACTAAGGAAAAATCATGGCAAATTTGATGAAAAGAGAACCCAAGAACTACGGTGTAACTGCCTCAATCAAAGGCGATCCAACCGCATCTGATTCAACAGGTGAAAAAATGAGTTCAAAAATGAACATTCCCGCCGCCAAAACTAACATGACTGGCGCAGACAAAAAATTTGACGGTGGACGTTCTAACGGCGTTTGTTATTCACACGATCGCAAATCTAGCCAGTAATGGCAAGCTGCGCGGACTGTAAATTCTTTTTGAATGCCCAGATCATGGGCAGTTGCCGCCGTTATCCACAGACTATTAACAGGCACATGAACGATTGGTGCGGTGAACACGCATTAATTGAGCAAGTAATGGTTAATTTGCCCGTGTATGACATTATGACTGACACTATTTCCGAGCCTAAAAAGCGCGGTAGAAAGCCAAAGAATGATCAAGCCATTGCATGACCGTGTAGTTGTTCGCCCAAATGTTCGCAAGTTGTCTGACATTATTTATGTCAACAACAAGGAATCATTCAACGAGGGAACAGTTGTTGCGGTTGGCCCAAAGGTTGATCAGACTCAGGTTGGTGACTTTATCAAGTATGGCAATGGGGATTATTTAAATTGGCCTGTTCAGCACATTGATGGGCAGGATTATCAAATTATTCAAGAAGCCGACATTTGTGCGGTAGTGGAGGCGTAATGGCAAAAGCTGGACTTTATGCAAATATTCATAAAAAACAGGAACGTATTGAGGCGCAAAAGGCGGCTGGTAAAACTCCTGAACGCATGAGAACGCCCGGCACGAAGGGCGCACCCACTGCGGCGGCATTTAAGCAATCTGCCAAGACTGCCAAAAAATGAAGAAGCACGACAAGCCCATTTCCCACACCACTACGGGTAAGGGTAAGACCTACAACCCAACAGAAAAAGGTGCTGGAATGACCGCTAAAGGTCGTGCTGAATACAACGCAAAGAACAATGCAAACCTAAAACCGCCTGCCCCCAACCCCAAGACTAAAGCAGATGCTGGTCGAAAAGCCAGTTTTTGTGCAAGAATGGAAGGGGTAGTCAAAAACGCTAAAGGCCCTGCGGAAAGAGCCAAGGCATCCCTTAAAAACTGGAACTGTTAAAGGAACTTATCATGTCAAATTCACAAGCAATTGGCGCGGCATATCTTGACCAAGATATTATCGATGCCAATTATTCCCTAGTGAACAATATCACAGGGCAATTAGGTTACACAACTGGTAGCCCAACAACTTCTGGCGTTTCTGTTACTCAGGCAACCAGTAAATCAACAGGCGTTACGCTTAATGCCGCGGCTGGTCAAATTGTTACTAACAATGCGGCTTTAGCGGCTGGTGCAGAAGTGGCTTTTATAGTCACAAACAGCGCAGTTAGTGCATTAGATATTCCAGTTATTGCTCTTGCATCAGGCGCAACTACTGCTGGTACTTATCTATTGAGCATTGCAACTGTAGCAGCTGGTTCTTTTACGGTTGTAATTTCTAATGCTAGTGGTGGTTCATTGTCTGAAGCCCTAACAATCAATTTTGGCATTATTCACGTTGCACAACTGTGAACGAAGCAGCCCTAAAAGCTAGGATTGAACTCCTAACCGCCCAAGCTAAACAAATGGAACTAAACCTCCACATGATTAGCGGGGCGATCCAAGACTGCCAGTATTGGCTAAACGAATTGGAGAAACCAAATGCCGTTGATCAAGTCAATGACCCCCAAAGCGCTGAAACAGAACATCAAGGCTGAAATAGAAGCTGGCAAGCCTGTTAAGCAGGCAGTTGCCATTGGCTATTCAGTCAAGCGTGAAGCTGAGAAAGACAAAAAAGCAAAGCCTAAAAAGTGAAAATCACCCAAAAAAAGGTCACAGAACTAATCCCTTATGTAAAAAACAGCCGCACCCACAGCGATGAGCAAGTGGCACAAATAGCGGCAAGCATTAAGGAATTTGGCTGGACTAACCCAATACTGGTGGACGGACAGAACGGCATAATTGCTGGTCATGGTCGCTTATTAGCCGCACGCAAGTTAGATTATGAAAATGTACCTACTATCGAACTTGCAAATTTAACAGAAACACAAAAAAAGGCTTACATAATTGCTGACAATAGGCTGGCGCTTAATGCTGGTTGGGACAATGAGATGTTGGCATTAGAGCTTGGTGAACTTGGCGATTTAGGTTTTGATCTTGATTTAACTGGATTTGCAGCTGATGAAATTGCTGAATTACTTTCACCTGAAGATGATGAGGACGACAGCAAATATAGTAAAAAAATTGATGCGCCAGTTTATGAGCCAACTGGGGATTGTCCACCAATAGTAGAGCTTTACGATAAAGTTAAATACAAAGAACTTACAGCCAAAATTTACCAAGATGACAGCATTGATTCAGAGATAAAAGATTTTTTGCTTGCGGCGGCGGCAAGGCACATTCGTTTTGATTTTGAACAAATTGCAGAATTTTATGCCCACGCACCACCTGACTTGCAACAACTAATGGAAGACAGTGCATTGGTAATTGTTGACTTTGATAAAGCAATTGCCAGTGGTTATGTAAAGCTTTCGCAAGCTATAAGTGAAATTTACACTAGTGAAAAAGGTCAAGCAGAGTGAGCAAAAGAAATTTTGCGGTGTTTATTTTGACGCATGGCAGAGCCGATACGGTATATACATTTAAAACTTTACGGCAACAAGGATACACAGGAAAAATATACCTTCTATGCGATGACGAAGATAAGCAAATTGCTAAATATAAAAATTTGTATGGCACAGATACGGTAATAGTATTTAACAAGCAAAAAGCAATTGATGCCACTGATAGCGGAGATAATTTTAAAAAGCGCAACAGTGTAGTGTATGCAAGAAACATTAATTTTGAAATTGCAGCCAACCTTGGATTGACACATTTTTGGCAATTAGATGATGATTACACAAGGTTTGACTATTCACTCAATGAGGAAATGCAGTACACAACTTCAAACAACAAGATTGGCAAGTTGGATGATGTTCTTGCAGTTATGGTTGATTTTATAGAAACAACGCCTTTTCACTCTATTGCATTTGCACAAGGTGGCGACTTTATTGGTGGTGAAGGTTGCACGTTGCTAAGCAGGATGCGAAAAGATGAAATTTACCGAAAAGTAATGAATTCGTTTTTGTTTAGAGTTGATCGCCCAGTGCAATTTATGGGCAGAATTAATGAAGATGTAAATATGTATGTTGAGTGGGGTCGGAGAGGCATATTGTTTATGACTTCACCACAGCTCAGATTACAACAAGTAGTAACTCAGCAAAATGCTGGTGGGTTAACAGAAATTTACCTCGAACTTGGAACATATACAAAGTCTTTTTACACGGTAATGTATGCACCATCATGTGTCAAAATTTCAGAAGTGGGGACAACTGATAGGCGCATACATCATCAAGTCATGTGGAAATATGCAGTGCCAAAAATACTAGATGAGTCACACCGTAAGCCAAGAGTATTGTCACGCATCACAAGCACAGTAAAATAAGGCACAATCACAATTCTTTCAACAAATTAGGTATTAAATTACCCTTTTTTTTGGTTGTACAACAAAATGAATACTGAAAATTCCACCCGACCGCCTAAAAAAGAGGCAGATGTAGTTAAACAGAATGGCGGCGCACGTGAAGGGTCAGGTAGAAAGCCGTTTGAAGCTACGGATGTAGAGCGTAGACAGGTTGAAGCAATGTCGGGTTATGGTGTGCCTTTTGAGCAAATAGCCGCTTTGGTGCGTGATGGTATTGACATTGACACCTTAAGAAAATACTTTGGTTCTGAACTTCTTAATGGCAAAGCAAAAGCAAATGCACAGATTGGCAAGGGAATTTTCCAAAAAGCCATGGCTGGTGACACAACAGCACAAATTTGGTGGTCAAAGTGCCAAATGGGCTGGAAAGAAACCCAACGACATGAGTTAACTGGAGCTGAAGGCAAAGAGTTATCAGGTATTCAAGTTACGTTTGTAAAGCCTGAGTAACAACACGCATGGGGATTGTGCAAGTCGCGAGACGTGGCGGCGACCAAACAAGCACATCGCTTGGAGTGCAATCCCCAGCCGTGTTGGTGTAGCTCAGTTGAGAGAGTTTAGGATTGATGAGTCCAAGCACCAACAACCTTTAAGGAAATGATTTGTCTGAAGTAGCCAGCGCCATTGCCAATGCTGAGTTTCCAATCAAGCTACAGGGCTTGTTTCAGCCATCACGCTACAAAGTAGCCTATGGCGGCAGGGGCGGGGCTAAATCTTGGGGTATAGCTAGGGCGTTGTTGATCAAGGGTGCTAAACAAACATTACGAATACTTTGTGCGCGAGAATTCCAAACCAGCATAAGAGACTCAGTTCATAAGTTGCTTTGTGATCAAATTGAAACTCTTGGTTTACATGGTTTTTATGAGATAACCCAAAACAGCATTAGAGGCAGAAATGGCACAGAGTTTGCATTTGCCGGCTTAAAAAACAACATTGCCAACATAAAATCATTTGAAGGTGTAGACATTTGCTGGGTTGAAGAAGCACAAACAACAAGCCGATTAAGCTGGAATATTTTAATTCCCACTATAAGAAAACAAGGCAGCGAGATTTGGATTTCATTTAATCCTGAATTGGAAACAGATGAAACTTACCAGCGTTTTGTAGTTAACCCCCCTGCTGATTGCATACAAATAAGAATTAATTGGTCAGATAATCCTTGGTTTCCTGAAACCCTTAAGCTAGAAAAGGATGCGCTTAAGAATCGCGACATAGAAGCATATAACCAAGTTTGGGAGGGGTTGTGCCGCCAATCAGTGGATGGCGCTATCTTTGCCAAGGAACTTCAGCAAGCCGAGTTAGATGGGCGCATAACCCGTGTGCCATATGACGCTACAAAGCCTGTCCACGCAATCTTTGACCTTGGTTGGTCTGATAGCACCTCCATTTGGTTCTTGCAGTTTGTGGGCATGGAAACCCGCCTTATTCGGTACATTGAGGATAGCCAAAAGACCATGACCCATTATTTGGCAACCATGCAAACCTTTGGTTATGTGTACGACACGATATGGCTACCGCATGACGCTGAGAATCAAACACTGGCGGCGGCTGGTCGATCAATCAATGACATTGTTAGGGCGGCAGGCTACAAGACTCAAATCCTGCCAAGAGTGCCAATCCTTGATTCAATCAACGCCGCTAGGACAATATTCCCAAGCTGTTGGTTTGATCGGGAACACGCCGCAGACGGGATTAACTGCCTGCGCCACTATCGGTATGAGGTTGACCAAGCTACAGGGCAGTTCAGCCGCAACCCATTACATGATCACTATTCGCACGGGGCAGACGCATTCCGCTACATTGCCCTGATGATTAAAGACACACCAAAACGCAAACCAAGACCAAACTTTGCTGATGTTGGCAGTTGGCTAGGTTAGTGTGATAATTTGGTAATAGATAAAAAGGGCTGAATATGGCTTATCAAGACGCAGCAGGCAAAGATGACAGAATCAACAAAGCCATAGAGTTTTGGCGATTGGTTAATGATGCGGACTCCACTAACCGCGCAGAGGCATTGCAAGACATTAAGTTTGCCGCTGGCGATCAATGGCCTGTTGAGATACAGAATAGCCGCAACGTTGAGGCTAGACCATGCCTGACCATTAACAAGATTGATTCCTACATCCGACAGGTAACCAACCAGCAACGGATGCAACGCCCACGCATCAAGGTGCATCCTGTGAATAACTTGGCTGATTACAAGATTGCCCAAGTGATTGAGGGGATGACCCGCCACATTGAAGTCAATTCCAACGCTGACACCGCCTATGACACAGCGTTTGATTACGCCGTGCGGATGGGTTGGGGCTACTGGCGCATCAACACCCGCTATACAAGCGAGGATTCTTTTGACCAAGAAATCTACATTGACACGATTGACAACCCATTTACTGTGTACTTTGACCCCAATTCAATCATGCCTGATGGGTCAGACGCAGAACGTTGCCTGATCACCACAGTGCTGGACAAGAAAGTTTTTAAGGATTACTACCCTGACGCTGATGACGGTGCAAACTTTACCCAGCGATCAACAGGGGATGACACGGCAAGCTGGATCACCAAGGAAGATATTCGCATTGCTGAGTTCTTTTACATTGAACGCGAACGTGCCAAGCTGTACTTGCTGAGTGATGGCACACGCCAATTTGCTGATTCTGAACGGTTCTTTGAAAGAGTTGAAGCCGCTGGCTTGACTGTGGTTGATGAACGTGAATCATTCCGCAAGGCGGTAAAGTGGGTCAAGATGACTGCCATAGAAATCTTGGAAGAAAAGACTTGGGCAGGTAAATATATCCCTGTTGTGCCTTGCTATGGCGCACAAGTAATCGTTGACGACAAGCGCAAGAAATATGGCTTGGTAAGGTTTGCCAAAGACCCACAGCGTATGTATAACTTTTGGCGCACCAGCATGACCGAATCGGTTGCGCTTGCACCAAAGGCTAAATGGCTGTTGGCAGAGGGTCAAGACGAGGGGCATGAAAACGAATGGGCGCTGGCTAACATCAAGTCAAGCCCTGTCCTGCGTTACAAACAGAAAGACATTGAAGGCGTACCAGCTCCAGTGCCTACCCGCCTGCAACCCGAACCGCCACCCGCTGGCATCATGGAAGCCGCCGCTGCTATTTCTGCTGACTTGCAGATGGTGCTTGGCATCCTTGATCCTAACCAGTTACCAAGTGGCAACATTTCAGGCAAAGCCTTGCAAGGTCAGCAAAACCAAGTGGATTTAAGCAATTTCCACTTTTACGACAACATGACCCGATCAATTAGGCATACAGGCAAAATCCTGTTGGACCTGATCCCTAAGATTTACGACACAGCACGGGTAATGCGGATCATTGGTTCAGATGGTCAACCTGACATGACCGAAATCAACCAAAAAAATGAGGTTGGCGAGGTGCTTAATGATGTGACGGTGGGTGAATATGATGTGGTGATGGACACAGGACCGGGCTTCCAATCTAAGCGCCAGCAAGCAGTTGAGGCAATGATGCCCTTGCTTACAGGTAACGCGGAATTGTTCAACATTGCAGGCGATTTGGTGTTTAGGAACATGGACTTCCCTGGTGCGGACGTAATTGCAGACCGCCTTGCATCCATGAACCCATTGGCTAACATTGATGAAAAATCAGATATACCGCCTGAAGTGCAGATGAAGCTGGCGCAGGCACAGAAGCAAGTGCAGGATATGCAACAACAATTGCAAGCCGCCATGTTGGAGATTAACAACCGTGGTCAGGTTGCCCAAATCCGCGAGGAAGGCGCAACCAAACGCAAACTTATGGAAGTCACTGCAAAAGCGCACAACACTGAGACAATGGCAGAGGTCAAGGTTAATGACCAAAACACCCGCGCCATCACTAGCCAAAATAAGACTGAAATTGATGCCATTGTGCAGTTACTGTTGCACCATATGGACACTAGCAGGCTGGAAATGGAAATTGCCAAGCGTAATGCTGAACAACAACAATACGCGACAGCCGCCACAGAGGACATTTCTAGCGGTGCAAGCCCGTTCACGCAGCCAATGCAACCCATGCAGGGGCAACCTGAACAGCAACCAATGCAACCGCCTGCCCAGCAGACATTTGAACAACCCATGCAATAAGGAACTGATATGCCTGATGTTGTTACAAATGATAATTGGCAGGATTATGTTGCCAATAAATTAGCTCAAAAAAGAATTGGTGAAAATGCGTCAAAAATTCGTGATTTATCAAAATATGAAACACTAACATCTGATAATTCAAATTTAAAAGTTGATTTTTTACCATTGAATTTTCAAACATTAAAAAATATTGGGGCATTTCGTGTTACTCATCAAGGATTAGATGATGGATATAACCCTGATCCTAAAGCTGGGTTTTCAATAGTTTCTGCTTATAACGATGCAGTTGGAGATCAAACAAGAAATTGGAAAGAAAATCCATCCGCTTTACCTGTTGTTCAAAAAATGTTTGAAAAAATGCCGCAAAATATAGGGGCGCATAAATATATGCAAATTGTGCAATCAGCAAGAGATTTGGGGCTGCCTGATGAGCATATATTTTTGTCAAAAGATTAATAACTAAAGGAACTGATATGCCAACCGTAACCAGTGAAAACAAAGCGGAACATGACCGCGAATTTATGGAAAAACGTGGGTCGACCAAAGAAAAAAACAAACCAAATGTTAAAAATGATTTTTATTCAAAATATAAAGATAAACTAAAACCACACAGTGATTATTTTGAATTTGTTAAACAAAATGAACCACATATTAAAGGTCATGCAAATGAAATTGCTAACAAAATCAAAACATTTACTGGTTTAAATGAAAAAGAAAAAAATAAAAAATATAGAGATCAAATGGGGGACATGAAAAATCATGTAACTGAAGCATGGGATTACACAAAACCAAATAATTGACATTACAATAATTTCGTGGTAAAAACCACAAAACCTTACCAGTTGGGTCAACTGGGTGAATTCTTTGAGGAAACTCAATGTCAGAAGTAGCAGAACGACTTGCCGCCAATGTGGTGACAAGTGAAAATTTAGCTGAATTTAATGCCAAACGAATGGGTTTAGCTGATCCACTCCCAAGCGAGGCTGTCCAAGAGGCAGAGCCGCAAGAGGTAGAGCAGGAGCAGAGTGAGCCGACAGAGGTAGAGAACGAAGCGACAGCAACAGAGGATAGAAAACAAAATCCCAAGCTAGAAAGACGGTTTTCAGAGATAACCAAGCAACGTGAATCAGCGCGGGAAGAAGCCCGTAGGGAACGC